TGTAGAAACTGTTCCACCAGTTGATGCATAATTTCCCATGGTAACTGTTGCAGAAGCTGTTACACCTAATCCTGTTGGTAAATTAAATGTGACTACTGGTGGAGTCTTGTAAAATACTCCACCAGTTGTTCCTCCCGGAAATAGATAATTCGATGCTCCAATACTTACAACTGCAGATAGTACACTTACTCCAGCACCTACTGGATGATCAATTATTGCAGTTGCAGCTGCACCCACATGTTTTGGTGTTGTAATTGTAATTATTGGCGTTTTTGCATATCCAGCGCCACCATTGTTGATTATAACAGATACAACTCCTTTTCTAATTTTTTCTATTGTACAAGTTGCAGCACCTCCTACGCCTCCTCCACCAGTTATGGAAATAGTTGGAGCAGTAGTATATCCAAATCCAGGTTTAGTCAATAAAATTTCATGTATTGATCTAACTCCTGCCCGTGAAGTTGTTATTGCTACTGCAGTTGCTGTGCCGCCAGTTGCTGGAGATGCAGAAAAAGTTATTGATGGTGTAGAGGTGTATCCACTACCATCATTATTTAAGAAAATTTTACGCACATATCCGCTATCAATTACTGCTGATGCTGTTGGAGTTATCCCAACTCCAATCAAATTTAAAGTTGTAATAAACCCCTCTTTTTCGAGTTGAGAATCGATCTCATCAACAGAAGTTTTAACAACCTCATCTTCATATTCAAATAATTCACACTTTAATTCATAAACATATGTTTTTCCTAATTGATAAAAAGGTTGTTCATGCTCTACAAATTTTACTTCAAATAACCTTTGTCCAAATGGAAAATATATTAAATCTCCCTCTCTTGGACGTGATGAAAGTACAATTTCAGAATCACTTTCCGCCTCTAAAAATGGTGATATAAAGTCTTCAAATCTTTCTTTTGATATTGTTACCGTTAACTCATCTTTAATTGAAACTCCAAACTTAGTCATTAAATCACCAGCACCAGAATACCCTTCATAAGTATTCACATATGCCTCTATGGTATAATTATCATCAAACTTTGAAGACTGAATTTCCGTAAAAATTAAATCTCTCTTTACAAATTTCCTAGGTATATAAGTTACATCGACACCATAAATTTTCAGTTGCTCATTAATCAACTGTTGTATAAGTCTTTGTTCAGAAGAGGATCCTTGTAGAAAAAAGGGATTTAATGCCATTATCCTATCATATCATATGGAGGTAATTCATGCTCCAACATCATCACTTGTTTAATTTGTTCTAATTCTCTCTCTGCATCTTCATATATTTCTCTACCATTCAATTCAATTCCACCAGGAAGTTTTACTCCCCTAAATTTAATTAAATTTTGTCCCCATTGTTTTTTAATTAATGATGTTAGATATTTTTTTAAGAAACTATCATTGTAAACCTTAGTAAAACTATCAGGATCTAAAATTCTGTAACAATCTATAATTAAAAAAGTATCTTTTAATTTTTGTCCCCAATCAATATCTAAGTATAGTCTATTTTGTCTTTTATTAAATCTTACTTGTTTGTCTGTTTTCAATAAGAAGTCTATATCCTCAAGGTATGACTTAACCATAGAATATTGTAAAAGTTCAATAGAATTGAATTGATATAAATCGTTCAAAAATAATTGATACTTAATACTGAACATTCCACCAGAAATATCACTAGTATCAAATTTAAAAACTTTTTCGATTCCAATAACTGAATCTGGAACTTGAATAAAATTTGATGCTTCGTAAAAATTAAAAGAAGTATTTCCTACTCCAGATATATTTGCTGTTCCAGTGGTTGTTACAATACCAACTCCAGATGTTCCTGTGATTTTTCCTCTTCCTCTATTAATATCTTCCTGAGTAATTTTATATTTTAAAAACATTCTCTCAACACCATCAAAATGACGATCCTGGAAATATTGAAGAGCGTCATCTACTAAATCATCAATCTGATCCCCATCAACGTTGATCTCTAATACTGGCGCTCCAAGTCTCCTTAAGCAATAGTCTATCAGTCCTTGTCTAGTGCTTGGTTTTGCCATTATTCAACTCCCGATTGCTGATAATCGTCTGATTTTTTTTTAGTTTTAATTAATTGATCTTTACCAAATTCAGCAATTTTCACTAATAATAAATTTTTTTCATTTTCATAATCTTTTTGCAAAGTTTGCAATTTTGCCTCTAGTAAAATATTTTGATTTGTTAAAGCAGATATTTTTTGATTATATATGCTCACCAACACATTAACATCGACTTCACTATTATTATTCATAAATTTTAGAATGTACCTCCATCAATTGTATCAGTCCATGTTGGTTTATTAGTATAAACAACAGTCACGGCACTAGGAATTTTAGAAATATTTGTTCCGTTAACATTTAAATCATTTGTAGTATCAAAAGTCCCCTGAACACCTATAATAGTTATAGTAGTTCCAGAACTAGTTGTTTTTACCACACCATATGCGCCAGAATTATTAACTTGAGTAATTTGATCCCCAGCAGTCACAGAGTGTGAAGCTGCTAGAGTCAAAGTATTTTCAGTAACTGCTGTTAATATTTGAGTTGATGTTCTAGTATTTGACGCTGTGCTTGGATTATTTGTTGATGATTGTAAACCGTCAGCGTCAAAATATGTTACACCATGAGTATTATAATCACCTGTTTGATAATAAATCCCCTTAATATCTAAGAATCCTCTAGTTCCCGTTACAACACTATTTGTAATGGTAGCATCTGGAACATATGTCCAAGATCTTATTGGCGCTGAACTATTAGCATTGGTTGTATCGTGATATCCAAAAAATCCTACCTTGTTATTGGATGTTCCAGAACTTGTATTATAATCAAAAGATAGACCACGATCAGTATTAGTATCAAACGCATGAGTAATCGTTAACTGTGTTGTTACTCCAATACCAGAACTAGTAGATCCATCAATTGTTATAATTTTTGTGGTTGTATTATAAGAAGATACTGTTGCGACACCACTATTTGGTAGTGCTGCGCTTCCTTGAACCGTATCGCCAGTATTAATACCAATAACCGAATCTAAACGAATCGTGCTTACACCAGATGCAACAGTTTCAGTTACGGTTCTTACGCTTGTAACATCTCCAAGATTTAAAATTGCATCATTAACACTTACGGTGCTTGAATTGACGGTAGTTGTAGTTCCATCAACTTGAAGATCACCCTTAATAATTACTGTCCCTTCATTACTGAGACCATCGGGGAATGGATCAATAAAGAGTTGATTTCCTCCACCAGTTTGTGTAAAGATCATGTTGGATTTAATTCCAACATTATCAATTAAGAAACCACCTGTATTTGTAAACTGTCCAGTATGAGTGATATTTCCAGTGATTGTAACAGTATCACCAGCAGCATTTCCTAATGAGGTATTACCATTAACAGTTAAGTCATTAGTAACAATTACATTACCTGAAGTAAAATTAGCAGCCCCTGCAACGTTTAACGTTCCGCCTATATGTACATCACTTGCAATTCCAACACCACCAGAAACTCTTAAGGCTCCTGTGGTTGTTGAGGATGCTGATGATGTAGCAGCGATAGAAACGAAAGAGTTATTAGGTGTGCTTGGGAAGGTAACTTGAGTTGTAGACCCAGTAGATCCTAAATTAATTGTGGTTGCATTGGGAACACTTAGAGTGGCATTTCTAACGGTAGTAATACCTGTTGTTGCACCTAAAACAATATTATCTGCAGCACCAAGAACATTTGCAGTGGTTACATTTGCATTTAAAAGATCGAAATTACTTTGATTTGAAGTTAAATCTCCACCATTAATATTCAAATCACCATCAAGATCAACTATGGCGTTTCTAATGGTAGCAATACCAGTTGCTGCACCTAAAACAATATTATCTGCAGCACCAAGAACATTTGCAGTGGTTACATTTGCATTTAAAAGATTAAAATTATTTTGATTTGAAGTTAAATCTCCACCATCAATATTCAAATCACCATCAAGATCAACTGTTGCATTTCTAATAGTAGCAATACCAGTTGTTGCACCTAAAACAATATTAGTTGCTGCACCAAAAGCATTTACCGTAGTAGCGACTGTATTATAAAGATTTTGTGTTGTTTGAGTACCAACTACTGTTGGATTTCTTATGGTCAGTAATCCAGTGTTAGCACCAATTGAAATTGCAGTACCAGCACCAAAAGCATTTACTGTAGTAGCAACTGTATCATAAAGATCTTGTATTGCTTGAGTGCCAACTACCGTTGGATTCCCTATAGTCAGTGATCCAGTATTAGCTCCGATTGCAATTGCAGTACCAGCACCAAGAACATTTGCAGTAGTTACGTTTGCATTTAAAAGATTAAAATTACTTTGATTTGAAGTTAAATCTCCACCGTCAATATTTAAATCACCATCAAGATCAACTGTTGCATTTCTAACGGTAGCAATACCTGTTGTTGCACCTAATACAATGTTAGTTGCAGCACCAAGAACATTTGCAGTAGTTACATTTGCGTTGAATAAATTAAGGTTTGCAGTTTGACTTGTAACAGACCCACCTTCAACGCCAAGGTTACCGCCGATGTTAGTATTTTTTTCAATACCAACACCACCTTCTATAACAAGAGCGCCAGTATCCTTATCGGTTGATTGAGTAGTA